CGGTACCGCAGGATGATATCCTGTTCGTCTTCTGAAGCAATGGCACAGCTGTATTCAGAATTTCCTACTAAATAATCTATGGAAGTATCAAGGGCTTTAGAGAGCCTGCCGGCAACATCTATCCCTGGGATAACTGTTCCTGTCATGATATCCTCAAAGGAATCTTCGGGAATTTCTGATTTAGTGATCAGATCGGACGGGTTCAGCTGCAACTGATCCATCCGGTCTTTTATTTTTGCAGAAAGAGCAGGAGCTTCTTTTTGCTCTGTTGTAGAATATTTTTCAGTGGTCCGGCCAAGAAGATAATCTGCCGGCACACCGAAATATTTTGCGCACCGATTAACCAGTTCGGTGGATGGCTTGGTATAGCCTCTCTCAATATTCGAGATTACCTGGGCAGAAACTCCTACAGCTTTTCCCAACTCAGACTGGCGTAGACCTGATTCAGTGCGGAGAGATTTGATTCGCTTTTGTATATTCATATAAAACCTTCAATTAGTTGATTGATTCATATTCATATCCATTTTCAGTTACTGAAATGTTACCAATAGTTTCAGTAACACTTCCTTCATTATTAATTTTTCCGTATGTTCCTAGTCCAGTAAAAGAACCGGCGAAACAAATCCCCGTACCATCATCACAGATGATAGAAAACCAATTGTAACCGCTATCCTTTACTTTGGCATTAAGAAAATTGACATAGCCTTTTTCCGAAATTTGTTTCAATACCTCCTTTGGAATGGTAATGAATGCGCGTTGACCAATTATTTGCGTATTAGAACCATTATATACATCGGCAGTCATTACGACAGCATTCATCAATCGTTGATCATTTTCATTATCAGAAGTTGCAGGAACCGTTTCTGATATTTCGGTAGATGTTTGATTTTCTGGTGTAACATTTTTATATTCTGATAATTGTTCTTTTAATTCTTGATTTTCGGTTTCAAGACTTTCAATTTTTTTGTTTAACTCATCAATTTTTTGCTGCAATTTAGAGGATGAAACGGAAACTGAATTTCCATTAGAATCTTTCATAAATACCTCTTTTTTTATACATAAAGGATATGCAGGTGCATTTTCAGATGCAAATACGCCAAAAACAGTATTTAAATAATCAAAATCCTCAATTCCGTAATCTGTAAATTCTTGTTCTTGAAAGCCAAATTTAACAACTCCCTTTTTACCAGAATTTATCGTATTGCAAGACATCCCCATAGAAATTTGAAAACCATCCACATCAGAATTATCCAAGGTGAATATTATAGAATCTGAAGATTTATTATCAATCATTATTTCTATGTTATAATAACCGTTTTCGTAAAAGGTACGTTGTATTTTGGCAGAATAGTCTTTGCCGTCATATATGTCAGGAGTTAAATTGTCTTCAGTTATATTTATGACGGAGCTACCTTCTGACGCAGAAGAAGATTCGTCTTTGGCAAATATATATATGGAAGAACTATTATTTGCAAACAATAAGGAACAGCAAGACAGAAATATAATAATACTTTTCTTTTTCATAGTTTATTTTCCTTTCCTGCTTCGGTACCACTCGAAGCTTATTATTTTGCTTGTTTATGAACCATTATAGTAGAAAGAGCTTCTTCGCGCCTCTGCTCTTTTAATAACTTTTTCATATCGCCGATGATAATGTCTCGATTATCCTCATTTAATTCGAGAAATACATCTAAAAATTTTTGAGCGACTTCATCAAGAGAATCATTATAAGTTTTCTTATCAATTTCTGAACCGCCCATGATATATTCGTCTGAAACACCATAAAAATCTGAAATAGTATAGATATCAGACAAGAAAAGATCTAAGTTAGTACAATATCCATACAATATTTCTGTTTGTAATAAAGGCTTTAATTCTTCTATGTTTTTAGAAGAGTTTTTATCAAGGTTTAAAATACGGTTAGTAATTTCGCTACAATACATAAGATTAGTATTGTCTGGAGCACCTAATATGTCATTTATAGAAATATTAAAAATACTTGCTAATTCCCTTAATATGTTAACATCGGGCATCCTTCTATTTTGTTCATACATACCGACTGTGCTTGGAGATAATCGCAATTTCTCTGCCAATTCTTTCTGGGTCATGTGACATTGACCACGGTAATACTTGATACTTTTTCCAATATCTTTCATAAGAACCTCCATGCTATCCATTTTACCACACATTTTGTGTGGTAAAAACAAAAAACACAAAATGTGTAGAAAAAGTATTGACACTACACAAAATGTGTAGTAATATTTAAACATGAAATCACACAAAACGTGTAGAAAGGAGAGCGAAATGAGAAACAGTAATTTAGCAAAATTCCGTGCCGAAAAAGAACTTTCAACAATGGATATAGCTAAAATAATTGGGGTATCAACCTCTTTCTATGAAAAAATAGAGTATGGTCAAAGAAAGCCCAGTTATAATTTTATTGTTAAATTTAAAAATGCGTTTCCAGAATCGGATATAAGTATTTTTTTTGCCAAATAGCAACACGTTTCGTGTAGCGATAGTCATAAGAAATATTTTATATAAGTAGTTTACAACTATTTGGAGGAAACAAAAATGTCAAAATATGCTACAAAAGCTGCTGGTAATATGTTTTGCCAGGCACGGTACGAAGCGGCAAAGTTCAATGAGCGGTTAGGTAGCCGCGAAGGAGCTGCTGAGGAACTTGGCGTTGACCGGACAAGGCTTGCACGAATAGAACTTGGCAGCGTTATCCCTTATCCGGAGGAAGTGCTTCTGATGGCTGATATCTATAGAGCTCCTGAATTAAAAGGTAATTATTGCCGGGAAATGTGCCCTCTGGGAAAAGGAATGCCAAAGATCGAGAATCAGGATATTGATAGGATTGCACTCAGGGCGTTGTGCTCATTCCGGAAGATCAACGAAGCCAAAGAACTCCTGCTGGATATTACGGCAGATGGAGTTATTACAGAGGATGAAAAGCCAGATTTAGAGAAAATCATAAACACCTTGAATGAGGTTAATGAGGTAACTCAAAATTTGAAAAACTGGATTGAAAAATCTTTGAAATGAGGGGAGGAGGTTTAATGCAGAAGAAATTATCTCCCTGGTGCAAGAAAGCCAAGATAGCAATGATTCAGAATGATATCTCTGTTAATGATCTGGCCGAAGAACTTGGCTGTTCCAGATGCTACCTTTCATCGACTTTAAATGGAAAGAACACCAGCATAGAAATCAGAAGAAGAATCAGCGATTATCTTAATATTTCGGATTCGGATAATTAAAAGGAAGTGTTTTGATGAACCTTAAAGAAAAATTAAAAGAAATATTAAAAAAGAACTATGGAATTACATCAG